ATTGAGGGTTCGATTGAACCCGTAGACGTTGGAGGTAGCTGGAAAGCTGCCCTGGAAGGGAAGAAGGACTGAGGCATAGCGTGACGCGTCGAAGTTACGTGACCCATCAGGTGCAGGAAGCCCGGCCACTCTAAGCTGGAAAGACGTTTGGTACAATCCGGCGTCATAGAGTGGAGATCCAGTCTGCGGCAGGAATCCCAATTGGGGACCGTTCGCGAAGATCTTGTGGGGGACATAGCCCTGTGGGTTTGATCCGACTATCTCAATTGAGACCCCGGTGCCCAGGGTCTTCAACTTAGGGATGTAAACATCATCGTCGTTGAAGACCAGCTCGTTGAGGATCGATGCGGAATCTGAGTTCCCTAGCGTGAGGAAACGACAGAAGACCTGGATCACATAGACACCGTTCCGGAAGAACCAAAGTTCGGTGCCCTTAGCGGGGTTAGTCAAAGTGTTCAGATTCAGAACAGGTGAGACGTTTCCCACGGTTCCGAGGAAAAGGGGCGATCCGCTATAGGTAGGAGGGAGGGTGGTGTCGGGAGCGAGGCTGATTCCGGCTGTGTTCGGCGTGCCTGACAGGCGATAAACAGAATCGCCTACAGACGTGTTCTGGAACCCGGCAGAGAGATTCACAGACTTCAACCCACTGGCCTGGGAGATCACGACGTTAGTCGGGGTCAGATCAGAGTCAGGGCCTGGAGGAGGAGAAGCTTGGTCCTTTCCGACAATAGGCTTAATAAGCTCAATGTCATAAGAACACCAGACTTCACCCATCACAGAGCCCGGAGTCCCTGGGAGGCCGGTGGTGGCAATTTGAAATTTGCCAAAGTCGAAGAAGCGGGGATCACTCACGGAGGAAGGGTCATTCACACTGGGATCGCGAATATAGAGGGTCTGGAGTCCTGAGGACTTCGGATCGCACTCGATCGCGTGTACAATGTTCCTGGAAGGGTCGGTTGAGACAGCAAATTCTGAGTTCTCCATTTGGATCTTGTTTTCAAACTTCAAGTCATTGACATTGTAGTTCGTAGCCATGATCACGGTGCCCAAAGGGCCACCGGAGGCAGAATAGTTGCTCGACATCGTCTTGTAGACGAGGACCATCCCGTGAATCTTGTACTGTGTGTAAAGCTTGCTCATCTTTGATAGCCACGGGAAAAGGTTAGGGTTCCCCGGGTTGATGTTCTGCGCAAAGTCGTTCGAGAATTCGAGCGGTGTCGACGGAACCTTCAGATCAAAGAGAAACTCGCGATGACGGATTCGGGTGGAGTGATCCCCCTCTCGGCGCGCGACGAACTCAGGAACCATGTCAGTAGAAGTACTGACAGTCCCAAGGCTGTTGCCCCTAACGGTATAGTCACCGTACCCGGTAATTGCAGAAAGGCCAGAACCAAACGCCCTACCGATAGAGGCTCCCAATTTGGAGCCCTTGTCGGCGAAGGTTCCCTTGGGAACCTTCTTAAGGACGCTGTCCAGCTTCTTAGCAAGACCAGATACCGCGGCGGAAGTGGCATAGTCTCCGCGACCAGAAATGGTGCGAGAGGCCTGTCGCTTCGGGGGAGCAGACTTGGATCTCCTGGGCATGGGGGGGGCGAGGAGGAGGAGGAGGAGGAATGTATGTGTGTGTGTGTAGCGGACAAAAAGCCATAACCTTTTACGGTTTTCTGGCTTTTTGTCCGCTACACACACACATACATTCCTCCTCCTCCTCTCTCCCTCCGCCCTCCCCATGCCAAGGAGATCCAAGTCTGCTCCCCCGAAGCGAAAGCAGGCCTCCCGTACCATCTCTGGTCGTGGAGACTATGCCACGGTCGCCGCAGTATCTGGTCTTGCTAAGAAGCTGGACAACGTCCTTAAGAAGGCCCCCAAGGGATCCTTCGCCAACAAGGGCTCCTCCATTGGAGCCTCAATCGGTAGGGCGTTCGGTTCTGGCCTTTCTGCAATTACCGGTTACGGTGACTATACCGTTAGGGGCAACAGCCTTGGGACTGTTAGTACTTCTACTGACATGGTTCCAGAGTTCGTCGCTCGCCGTGAGGGGGATCACTCTACCCGAATTCGTCATCGCGAGTTCCTCTTTGATCTGAAAGTTCCGTTGACACCGCTCGAATTTTCGAACGGCTTTGTTCAGAACATCAACCCCGGGAACCCGGTTCTCTTCCCGTGGCTTTCAAAGATGAGCAAGCTCTACACACAGTACAGGATTCATGGTATGGTCCTCGTCTATAAGACGATGTCAAGCAACTACTCTGCCTCCGGTGGCCCTTTGGGTACCGTGATCATGGCTACGAACTACAATGTCAATGACTTGCCGTTCGAAAACAAGATCCAAATGGAGAATTCAGAGTTTGCTGTCTCGACAGACCCTTCCAGGAACATTGTACACGCGATCGAGTGTGATCCGAAGTCCTCTGGACTCCAGACCCTCTACATTCGCGATCCCAGTGTGAGTGACCCTTCTTCTGTGAGTGATCCTCGTTTCTTCGACTTTGGCAAGTTCCAGATTGCCACCACTGGCCTACCAGGGGCTGTGGGCTCCGTGATGGGAGAAGTCTGGTGTTCCTACGACATTGAGCTTATCAAGCCCATTGTCGGTAAGGACCAGTCTCCTACCCCTTCACCTGTCCTGACTCCGACAAATGTCGCAGTCTCCCAGGCCAATGGACAGAAAGTCGCAGACCTCTCGGCCGGATACCAGTTTGCATCTGTAGGCGATACCGTCTACCGTCCAACTGGACAAGCCGTGACAGCTGGCGTCGCTCTATCTCCTGACGTCGTCCTCACCCCCACCTACAGTGGGGCGCCCCTCTTCTCTGGGGCTCCTGGGAACCTCTCGACGGTGCTTGACCTGATAACCGGAACCTCCAGTACCGGAACTGAACTACGTTTCTTCCGTAATGGTGTCTACGTGATTCAGGTCTTCTGTCGCTTTCTAGCTACCAGCTCGAATGACGGCATCACCCTCAATGAGGTGGCCTACAATGCGGCCGACGTCTACACACCGACTCTCAGTTCGGTTGGCACGGGGATCACGATCACCCAATTTGGATCGAATCCACAGGGCTACGTCCCCTACATCATCTACTCGGGTGGGCCTCAAGTAGGCACTTTGCCTTCGACGCTCACCCCACTTTATGATGTAGGATTGTACCAGACATCGTTCCATCTCCGAGTAACCGGGTTGCCTTCTCTTGATCCGGCACGTTATGCCAGGGTCATTCTTCCCATCCAGACCAGCTTTCCAGCTGGTAACACCGTCAAGGGGTTCAATCGAACCCTCAATGTCGGTTGGATCGAGACAGAAGTCCGCAACTCCGCTCTCCCTGGGTGATCTTTCCCTCTCTTCCCTCTCCTCCACAAACATAAAAGTAAATATCTATCTTTCGTTTTACCCTTGGTATTTCGTACCCCATTTTTAGATCAGGTTGTCTCTCAAGAATACTTTGACTCTTGAGAGAGCCTCCTGACTAAGGGTTGGGCTCCTGCTGTACTCCCACTTAACCGTGGTATATGTGAGAACAGTCGAATCAACAGAGACCTGTGTGCCTGTTGAAAGAATCAGAGAGCCTATCAAGGGAAAACGAGCATCTGGACCTGAGCGCCATTTTGGCTAGCTCGGACGGTTGGGCTACCTCGAACTCTTTTGAGAGAGGGGAGTCCCGTAAAGACACCGTCACTGTGAGTAACCTCAGGTCCTTTGCTTCTTCTCCCATTAGCTTTGGAAAACTACTCGATCACATTCCGACTACCAACAAGCCCGAGCCATAATGGCCACAACGCTATTGGAATTAAGTCCATGTCGATCCGAGAGACTCCACACTGATGGAAAGAAGATGAGAGAAAGATTGAACAAAAATACACGCAACACATACACGTAGCGAACAAAAAGCTTAGAACGCC